ACCACTTGCCACAAAAAAGGCATTGGCACTTGTCCTCGCTCGGCTCGCTAGCAATCCTATCACGCTTGGCACGTTGCCACTCGACGCCACGCTTGGCGTTCTTCTGGTTGTTGCGTCTGTTTCGGCATTTGGCACTGCAATAGGTGCGATAGCGGGAATTGGGTAAATCCCCGCCACACACTTTACAGTCGGTGCGTATTTCAATTTTCATATAAGGTCTGCCTCCTCAAAATTATAGGTTATTTTTTATTAGCGAATCTTGTTAGTCCGAATCCGCAAGCGGGGCATAAGCCGTTGCCTGTGATGTTCAGTTCGGCGTCTTTAGTAATATCGCCGTCAATTCTGACAATAACTTTAGTCTTAGCGGTTACAGTCCCCTCGTTGCCCTTTTTGCCGTTGTGCTCCCACTTAATAAAGGTGTCGGTGAGGTATTCCGCTCCGCCTGATGTTTTGTGATAGTAAAGTTTCATAGAATTATGGGTTAGTTATAAAGTTAATTACACTGTCAACTCCACAAATAAATCCCTCGAGCTTGGCCTTGTCGACTTGTCGTTTTTTTGAGGTGTATTCGTGAACTTTTTGGAATCGCCATTTTATCATGGCACACTCATTTACAATGAGCTGTTGTTCTTTAGTCATAAATTTTGCTTAGGATGTTATTTAGCTTAATTAGGTCGGTCATGTCGGCTTCGTCGGCATGGTTTTCATATTGGTCTTCGAGACATAACTTCAAGGCTCGTTTGTAGCCCTCGCATAGGTCGTGGGTACTGCAAAAGAACTCGGCACTCGCTTCTAAAATTGGTAGTACATTATCGTCGTTCTCGACGTTGTCGATGATGTCATAGACGTGTGATAGCACTTTGTTGTGCTCGTTTGAGATTGGCATAGAATTATAGTTAGTTTGTTAGTTTATTTTCTGGCTAGCAAGGCCACTGATAGTAGCATTGCTAGAATCCAGAAAATTGTTATTAAGTTATCGAACATACTCGTCCATGTCTTCGGCCTGCCACTCTTCGGGCAAGGCTTCTTTGATACTTTCAAGGTCATAGAATCCCCCGCAGGAATCTTCCATTTCGCCCGCTTCGTTGTAAAGCGCAAATTGATAGACTTCGCCATTTGCCCACTGGGTATAGGTTTTTAGCTCGGCTTCAATGAATTTTTCAATCGCTTTTTTGTCTTTTTTAACTCCTATTTCATTTCGGGTTTTATCGGTTACGATGTAGAATCCGTTGTTTGAATAATCGAATCCGCTCGCAACTCCTAGTCGATAAACAACTCCGCTGTGTTCGTACTTGCATACAGGGTAAATTGCCTCGACGGTCTCGCCTGTCTCGTCTTTGATACGTTTTTTAATCATGGTCATGTGCTCTTCTCTGCTTGTCGCCTCTTCGCCCGTCTCGGCCACGATGTTCTCGAGCGTTTTGTTCTGGTCGGGGCTGTTATAATTTCGGTCAACGGTGATAAAATAGCCCAAATTGCTCCACTCTCGTGGGCTCTCCGTGTTCTCGTCGTACTCGATAACAAGCCGTGGCTCGGTTGTTCTCGTCGTTTGTTGATACGTTTTCATATTGTTACATTTTAGAGCGGTTAGTTCCGCTTATTTTTTATTTATTAAATTACGAGCAATCGCCTTGTAAACACACACTAGCGTTGAGGGTGAAATTCCCTCGCCCGCTTCCTTCGCTTCCTTTGTTTTTTCATGGAACTCATGGCTTATTTTTGGCTTGTCAATAAGTCTTTCGCGCATGAATACTGTTCCGCTTAGAGCGTCCCACTCTTTCAGTGGTATGTCGTTAAGATGTTCATCGGTCGATGCCATGAGGCGTTCAATTCCGATGTTTTGCTTGACTTGTTCAATCATTTCATCGGTTATAAATTGCGAATAATAGTCGTGGTGACTAATTTCGCCCGCCAAATACTGCTGACGTGTTTTCATATTGTTACATTTTACACCCGTTTAATTTACGAGTTTTATGCAAGGCGCGAATAGTCGCGCCCTGTAAAAGCTTATAAATACTCTCGGAATTTTTCGCTATAAGCGTCCTCGATTGCGTTCGCCTTGTCAATCCACTCCTCGTATTCGTTGACTGGATTGTCCTCGCTGTCCTCCTCGTCCTCGTCGATATAATTGAATTTACGAGGTTGGTCAATCTCGAAACTCGGGTATTCGCCGAAATCGTGAGAGTTCGAGGCTCGGCGAACACTCGCCCCGATTGCTTCGAATTGGTCTGTTAGAAATGCTTCCGCCTCGTCAATTTTTGAGGTTGGCGCGTCGATTGTCGCATAGCTCCCGTAGCGCATAAATTTATATTTTTAGAGGTAAAATCCTCTTTATACCGTCCGCGAATCGGCTCGTGGACGGGTAAAAGTTGGTTTTATTCGTTTATAAATACTTTTTGGCAATCCTCGTTCATATAGTTATGCTTTTTTGGTGTTCGCCTCGGTCATAAACTTGTCGCGCATAGCCTGATACTTTTTAGGCTGTTCTTGCGATAGCCGTTGCAAGTACTCTCGAAAACCTGAATATTGACGGCTTGCGCGCTCCTCCTCGATTGTCTTGTACATATTTTTTACATTTTACGGGGCTAAATTGCCCGCATTATTGCAAGCCCGATATGCTCGGGCTCGCTGAATGCTGACTATTTATTGACTGATTTTAAGAATTTTATAGTGGCGTCGAGCTGTGCTATTCGTGTTTGAGTTGCTGGAATCTTTGCGGTTGCTCGTGGCGATAGTTTGGCCAATATCTCGGCCTGCTCGGCTCGTTCGGTCTGGGCTTCTTTTAATAGGGTTGCGGGCGTAGTGTCTCGGTTTTGTTCGCTTCCCATCGCCATGACATAATCGGCATAACTTCTGGCATAGCTGATATGTTTTGCGGTGGTGTTTGAATAACCTCGGTCATTTAAAATCCACTTGTCGCTGATATTTACTAGCAGTGGATAGTGTCGACCATAGCTGTACACTGTGGCCGTTTTATAGCTGTTTGCGGGTTCGAAATATACGCTTGAACATGCTCCCGCTCTCTCTCTGACCTCGAGCACATTGCCCGATAAAATCTTTTGTTCTCATATTTGTTACATTTTAGTGAGGGCTTATGTTGTCCTCATCTATAACCATTGTAGCAAAACTGTCACTGTCTGTCAAGTGTTTGGCAAGGGTGGGGCTGTGGATAACTTGACAAAAAGCGGGCGGGGTGGCTAGGGGCTAATGGCGGTCGAGGTATGCTATACGGGCGGGGCGGGGGTGGGGGTGACACTAAGTGAAAGCCTGTTCAATCGTGTACCCTATACACTAACGGCCACAGCAAGCGGGCCCCGCCCGCAATAAATAGCATGCTACCGCATGCTGACCTTATCGTGCTTCAATAACCGTGCATGCGATAGCATGCACACATTAAAAGATATTCCTTTTTTTTGTTTTGTTTTTTTTAATTGGCTACATTTTTATTTTTAGCTACATAAGAGGCGAGGGGGTGACCCCTTCCAACACCCCACCCCTTCATCATTGAAAAAACATCCCTACCGAATTCCAGCCGATGTGTTTTCCGCTCCCACCCCCGGCCATTCCTTGCCAGAGGGGGTCTTGTTTTCTTCACCCACCCCATGAACTACCAGAAAAGGGTGGTAAAACCATCCCTAAAATAGTTATGTCTGATGTAATTCTAGCCAATATATGGGCATAACCATACATAAGTATAAACAAGAAATGAGTAATGTTCAAAATTATTTAGCTTATTTTAGATAATATATTAACATTTTGGACATAAGACATAAGAATAGTAAAAAAATAAGTTTGTGTATAATAACATATTATACCATTTTCACAATATACATATATATATGCCAGACTACTTTTTTGCCATTCTTGTGTCTTATGTATAGATTTCACTATGTTTTTTGCTAAGTTAAGCCAAAACACCCATATACATAAGAACTTATACACAGCTTTTAGCAATAGTTGTGTCTTATGTTATGTTATGTTATACTGGTAGTATAATAAACTTAACAAAAAAGTATGGAAAAAAGAAAAACAATGTCAATCGAGAATATTCCTGAGCGTCCCGATTTCAAGTGTATGGTCACTGACTGCAAAAAGGATACTTGGGGTGGTGGACGTGGAATGTGCATCAACCACTATTCAGCATTATCTTTTCAGGTGAAGGTAGGAAAAACGACCTGGGAACAGCTAGAAAAAGAAGGGCGGTCCAAGCCTAAATTAACTAGTAAGGTGAGAGGTGAGAGACGTTCCAATAAAAATCCATTCAGGGTCACTTGGTCCCATGAATTGAGAAAATACATCTGGGTAAAAAGATAATAGCCCCCACCTTTTGACAATCCGTCCCGAACATTATATATTGGTAGTATATGTTTGTCGGAAAAAAAGGTTCAACAATAAAACAGATGGCGTACGCTCGCCGGGTGTTCGGTGGGCAAGGGAAGTGCAAGAAGGATATTGCACTCGATGTTGGATACTCGCCAACATCCGCTAATTCGATTAAATCGCATATCGAAGATAAACCCGGATTCAATAATGCCATGGCCCTCTTGGCTTATGATTCTAATAATCTCGCACTTGCGGCAATGCACGAATTCAAAGCTCGGGGGTTTAAGGATTTCTCAAATAAGGACCTCGTCGGTGCACTGAATGCAATCGGAGGAGCGTGGTCCCGGTTCAATTCTGCACTCAATCCCAAGAAGGACGAGAGCCCAAATACCAATAAACTACGAACGGTTATCTTGCAGCAGATTGAAAATCAGACCGTTCACACTAAACCGGTTATCGATATGACGGCGAAGGAAAAGGCTACCGCCCCCACTACTCCCCTGAATATTGATGTCGATTTCTAACAAAAATAAATATATGAAATTGCACGATTTTTATCGCCGGTTCGAAGATTTACCGAGAGATGCACGGTTTGCCATGATTGGAGTTGTCCCTGAACCCAGCTCCTTTTTTGTTATATTCCAACAGCTCAGTCAGGTCCGGCAGCAAAAACGGTTCTTCGAAGACCGAGAAGAACACCTCCTGAAAGTAGCGGAAGAGGCTTTCAAAAAGTACGACGAGAAATATAAAAAGGAGTACATCAATGAACATCTATAAAGACCACAACGAGAAGATTGTAAATCTCCTGACCGAGAACCCCGAGCTCATAAAAAGCCAGGAGTGGCGACTGTCCAACTTATACTGGATTATAACTAAGGATGGTGCCAAGGAAGTCTTTACCATGAACCGGGCTCAGAGGCACTTTTTTGATAACTATTTGAATATCGAAAAACCATACCACCGGCATGTGATTCTCAAAAGCCGGCAGCTCGGGTTCACGACTTTCATCGATTTGTACATCCTGGACTCGATACTGTTCTCACCGAATAAGGAAGGGATTGTAATTGCTCATAAAGTTCAGGACGCGACTGAAATCTTCGATAAGAAAATCGACTTCGCAATTCGTAACATGGCGGAGGATGTTAAAGGTGCTTTTTTTAAGATTAACCAGAAGAGCTCCCGCAAGGTGCAAATCGTACTCGACTACGGACCGGAAGCCGGTTCCACTTCATCTATTGCTGTTGCAATATCCGGACGGTCCGGAACCTACCACCTCGTTCACATCTCTGAGTTCGCTAAAATGTGTGCCATGTTCCCCAAGCGTGCTGAAGAAGTCGAACGAGGAACCTTCCCAACTGTACCGTTCGACGGGTTCATATTCATTGAAAGTACCGCCGAAGGGATGGCTGGCCGGTTCTACGAAATCTTCCAGCAGAATTGGCTCTCAAGAGAGAACATCACACCGCAATTGTCGCAGGTGCAATTCCTACCTCATTTCTACAACTGGCAGTACGACGATATGGAAATGAAAAAGATTTACGAGAACATCCCTGTGGATAAAATGGACCAGTGCGAGATTGACTGGGCCTCGTACCAGCAGGAACACAACCTGACTGATAAGGAAATCACATACTACTATATGAAGTGGTTGCAGTTCGGGGGAAAGAACTCGCCCGATGCAGTGAAGTCGCTCATGCAGGAATACCCAACCACCCAAGAAGAAGCGTTCCTGTCGACTGGGCAGACGTACTTCTCGACCGCCAAGGTTGCAAAATTACTGCAAACGGCTACGCCGGGAGTGCGTGGTGAGTTGGGAACAGACGAAAAGGGTGGGGTCGTATTTAATCCAGTATCCTCCGGCTCGCTCGAGATTTTCAACCAACCGGTTGTCGGGACACACTACATTATAGGAGGGGATACCGCCGAAGGACTCGCTCACGGCGATGCACAGGTGCTCTACGTCATAAATCAAAAGACGGAAGAGTGCGACGCTATCTACCGGTCGAATGTGGCTCCCGACGAACTTGCTACCGAAGCCTACAAGCTCGGGAAATATTACAACTGGGCATTGCTCGGAATCGAAGTCAATAAAGACGGGCTCTGGGTGAACGATGCACTCGAAAAGATGGGGTATATCAATTTGTATTACAGAAAAGTGTTCGATGATATAACCCAAAAAATTACGAAGTTCTTCGGGTGGAAGACTACGTCCTCAACCAGACCATTCGCACTCGCCGCACTGAAAGCTGTGTTCTTCAGAAAGGACTCGGGGTTCCCGGCCGCAATACTAAATGAAATGCTCACATTCATCCGAAACGTAAAAGGAAAGCCTGAGGCCATGGACAAAAAACACGATGATTGCATACTCGCAGCTTCCATTGGGTATGCAATTCTCGGAGAAGAGGGGCGATATACCGAAGATTCGCAACAATCGGAAGGTTTTTCGCACATGAAAGCGATTTTTGGTGAGGAGAGTGGACAAATATCGCATTAAGTTTGCTTTTTATTTCTACAAAGTGCATAATTAAGGTATAACATCTTAATTTTATTGAAAAAAGTATGGCAAATGATATGACTCCTGTCGAAACCGACAATATGACCACGCAAAAAAGTGGTAAAAGCGATGCTTATAAATTTTTGACCGATAAAAAGAAGGAAATGAAGAAAAGTCAGTATCGGGAACGGTTCGATACGCTCGCCGCTGAGATTGGAATCAATTTATTGAATACCAGCGTGTCTTACGGACAAAAATTGTACGAAAAGTCGGGTTGGGGGTCAATGGTTTTTTATAATAAGATGGCCAACGGGGCGTATGACATCAATGTCTACCCGCAAAAGCTTACTGACCGTGACCAGAATCGGTCCGGAGTACCGGTTTCTCAAGAGCCAATTGCCTTTTCGAAAATTCTTATCGCCGCTTCGGTTCTTGGCGGGAAGTTGCCAGATGCAACTGTGATTGCTGATGATAAAGTCTACGCCCGAGCGGTATATGAACTCTGGAAACGTAGCTGGAGTATGACCGGCGGGAATGGTAATAATACGCTTGGTCTTACTTACCAAAATCTGTTCACCTACGGCTGGGCCGCTTGGCGAGTTTATCCAAGACGAGTTCAAGTCGAAAGAAATAAAACTACAAAGATTCTGTTCGACGATATTTATCGTGAACCAATGGATTGCCGCAGGACTTGGCTCGGGATTGGATTCAATCACGGAGATTGCTGGTCTTGGGGTGAAGTTTATTACGAAAAGGACATGCCGAAGGACGATTTCTACCGGATGTATCCTGAAGCGAAGAAAAATAAAAAGAAATTGGAATATTGCACCGTGTCTGAAGAGGCTAAGGATGAAAACAACGAGAAGGCCCATACTAGCGTAACGCTCGGGTACTACGAAAACTATTTGACCAATCGCTACATCGTTATTTGCGGGAAGATGGTCATCTATGACGGTGAACTCCCAAATGACGGGTCTCATGGCTCGGTTGTTACTGCACGCTGCTTTGTTAAGGATTTGAACGACCCATACGGAGTCGGACTTTACGAAATGATGCGAGGCAATACCGCAATTTTTACATACATAAATTCCTTGAATGCTCAGCAAGTTGAAGCTGAAATCTTCCCGCTTCTGTTCGGAGCCCAGGTTCAAAACGGGTCCGCATCATATAAGAGAGGACCTAACATCGTCAATCCTAAACACCCGGGGACTGACATCGACGTGGTTAAAACCTCTGGCAACGTCCAGCAAGGTATTATTTTTGCTGACAAACAGAAACAGGCGATTGAAGAGAACACCGGCGTTAATAACATTGTGGCCGGGACTCAGTCCGAGAACACACTTGGGTCTACGGTTATCTTAAAGGAAGCCGCATACAATCGGTTGACACCGCCTAAGAATTCCATGATTTCCGCTCTCGAGCTCGATGCTCACATTGCAAATACTTGGATGAAGCAATTGTATTCCGTTGATAAAATTTTCATGATTGATTCCGAGGACCAGCTGAATGAATTCACTAAGCAGAACCCAGACTATTTTGTTGAATCGCAAGAAGTTCTCGATGATAACGGGGTACCAGTTGGATTTGCAGTTGCCGCCTCTAAGAATCTCCGATTGAATTTCGACTTCACTCCGGAAGGCGAAGTGATGGATAATGTCGATACTCGACAAATATCTTCTAAGAGACTGTTCGATGAAATGAAGGACTCGGGACATATTTGCGATTACGTGGAATTTGTCATTGACCCGGATTCCATGTTGCTGCCATCTCTTGAAATTCAAAAGCAGACTTTCATGGCTCTGTTCCCGGTTATTACAAACCAAATTACTTTAATTTTCTCAATGAGAAATCAGGACCCGGAAGCTGCCGCCGCACAGCTCATGGCACTCGAGAAGCTTCTCGATATTCAAGGCGGAGATATTTACGATTACATCTCCAAGGTTGATTACGACGCCATCCTTGCCAAAAAGCCTTCGGTTATGCAACAGCAAATGCAGCAGGAGCAAATGCAGCAAGACGCTCAGAACACCGCCATGCAAGCACTCGCTGGAGGTGGTGGTGGAGCAGCCGGAAGCGAGGCTATGCCTATGGGTCAACAGATGGCCGGAGATGGCATGGACCCAATGCAACCACAAAATCCTAATGAGGTTCCACGACCACAATCTCCAATGGGCTCCTCTGTTGATGCAAGCTTAGGGAGAGCAGGTGCACAAGGCTAATTATTAACTTATAATAAAATGGATGAGCAAACTTTAACACAAAAGAAGATTGCCTTGGCTCAAAGTGAGCATGCTCCGACCATTATTGAATTGATGAAGGACTGCATGTCGAAGATTCCGCTGGTTGATGATAAAAGTGAGTGGAAGACTATCGTAAACACGATTACCCTGGACACTCAAAGCACCATGCTTCGGATGATGGTTGACTACTTGGAGGAAATAAGAAAAGGCGTCTTACATGAAGAAAAATAATATGAAACCTCAAACATTGAAAAAGGAAAATTATACCGTTGAAATTGGGTATTCGGATGAGGCTAAAGAGAAAAAATTGATGAAATTCATTACCAAGTCAGGCGATACTTTTGAGATTAGTGCGGAAGAGATGTCTTCCATGCTTATTGGCGGGGTAAATGCTGAAACGCTTGAAGCCACTTTCGTTGAATCGGACAGAATAAATGTTGTCGAGGTCGGTAGGCAACTGCAATGCGTTCTTGATAAGGACATGAAAAAGGGTGAAAAGATAAATATAAACTACACCCATCCGTATCCGATTGAGTTCGCTTTGATTGAGGAGGCATACAAGATTGCCAAAATAGACGAGAGCGTCCCTAGGTTCGAGCTGACAAAGGAATATATCGACAAGGTCAAAGCTCAGTTGAAGCCGGAGATGACTGAATATATCAACAAGTTTTATAAATCGTTCAAAAATATAAATATTAAGTAATTTTAACCATCGTCACCACCCACGATACGGGTAGGATAACAATATGGAAGACACAAACAAAGTAGAAAAAGTCGAGGAATCAAAAGTAGAAAAGGTTACGAAGACTAGAAAGCCTAGAGCGGCTAAAGTCGAGAAGGTTGTAGCTAAGTCGATTTTAAGAAACACGTCCGGACAGGAAGTACCCGTGGAGGATTACTTCTTTGGCGGTAAAATCTCTCCCGGCTTCGAAGGCACCTGCGGAAAGCCGGTTGACAGAGAAGATTTGCTTGAGGTTTTCAATAAAGTCTTCAAGCCGGAGTACAATTTCTTGTTTTATAAGGCGGTCGACAAGGAAGTGTACCTGATTATCCCACCGATTAAGTATTCGACGACAATAGGCGACTTCAACAATTCCTTTGAAGGAGATTTCCAGAAGCATGCTATTTCTTTCATCAATGAAGGGTCGGTAAATTTGGACACATTGAAACTGAAACTATCAAGAATCCCAAAGTTTTGTAAATTTGACGATAGATAGTTTGCATGTTTGCATTGTTCATTATATAATTAAAGTATAAACCATCGTCACCACCCACGACACGGGTCGGATAAAAATATGGATGAGATAAAAAAAGAGGAAGTTATTGATGAAACCGAGCTCGATAAAGAGCTTGCCGAATCAATAAGTTCTGTACAAGCTGGAAAAGTGCTTGCTCCAGTCGAGGAAGCCAAGGTGGAAGAGAAGAAGGAGGAAGAGGGTGAAAAAGCCCCTGAAACTCCCGAGACTCCAAAGCCAGAGGACGCCAGCACCCCTCCCGTTGAATCTGAGAAAGAAGACAAATACGAGTTTCGAGTTCCTAATAAGGGAAAGTTTGAGTCAGACGAATCTTACGAGAAACGTATTGAACTCCTCGACCTTGTGAAGAAACGAAAACTCGCTAAATCTTCCGAACAGAAACAACAATTGACAGAAGAAATTAAGGTGGCCAAAAGCCAATTAAAAAACCTTAATGGAACTGACAAAATTACTAATCCACTCAATATAAAGAGTGAAGTAGAAGCCCCTGATGAGGTGGAGGACGAGACCTTAAAAGCTGACAAAGAACGCCTGAAACAACTTGGTGGAGCGACTAAGGAGGATATTGAAGAAATACTCCAAAAAGAACGCCAGGCCATAGAAGTTAAAGGAACCTTAGAAAAATTTGTTGAAAGACATATTGAGCTTAAAGATGAAGACACGAGAGAAGTTTTCTTCGACTT